AGTTGTTTGAAGACCGAAATTCTGGTAATTGGAGACAATCTGTCCTCCGCATATAGGGAAATTGATCATGATGCCACAAGGAATGCCCCCGATGGGCGGCCAACAGCCTGCACCGCAGCAGGCATCCGGCGAGATTCCGACGCAGCAGAACGCACCGACGCACATGATGCCTGATGGCTCAATGATGCCTGGCCCTGCTACGCCTGGAATGCAGCCAGCACAGCCCACGCCTGATCCGATGCAGATGCAGCAGATGCAGGCGCAAATGTTACGACAGGGGCCGCCTCAAGGTGGAATGCCTCCGCAATCAGGCCCGATGGGGCCAATGGGGTAAGTCATGGAACAGGAATACGAGATGGGCGCTCAGGTGGTAGATATTGATGCTGCCGAGAAGCGCGAGAAAACCCCTGCCCAGTGGCACAAGCACTGGCAGAAGGAGATGTCTGCGGCTAATAAGCGTTTGCGGACGTATCTGCAGCAGGGGAACAAGGTCGTCCAGCGGTATTTGGATGAGCGTGGGTCTACGGAGCCTAATCAGGGCAATGTACCGTCTCGACTAAACCTGTTTCATAAGAACATATCGACCATGGAGGCGATGTTGTATGGCAGTACGCCTCAGATTGACGTCATGCGCGAGCACTACGACCCGGACGACGATGACGCCAGGGTAGCGGCTCTGCTGTTCCAGCGCATGCTGCAGGCGGACGTAGAGCCATCAGGCCAGGATTTGGCGTCTGTGGCTAAGGCAACGCTTCAGGATCGCTTGCTGCCCGGCATGGGCATTGCTCGTGTGCGCTATGAGTTTGAGACGGAGACTGTTTCCTCGATAGACCCCATGACGATGGAGCCGATTGAGGTGGAAACAGTCACGGAGGAGGAGGCTCCGATTGATTATGTCCACTGGCAGGACGCCCGGTGGGGGTGGGGCCGCACTTACAAGGAGATTCCGTGGTGGGCGTTTCGCGCCTGGCTGGATAAGGACAGTGTGACCGAGCGTTTTGGTGAGAAGATCGCCTCGATGATCGAGTATAAGCACCAGACACCGACCGGCGACACGAATCAGGAAGATACTTACGACGCTAACCAGAAGGATAACGTCCAGAAGGCTGAAATCTGGGAAATATGGGACCGCACGACCAAGAAATGTTTTTGGTATTGCGAAGGTGCGGATTTGATTCTGGATGTAAAGGACGATCCGCTCGGTTTAAAGGGTTTTTTCCCCATGCCACGGCCGATGATGGCGAACTGCACGACCACGCTGTTCGTACCGAAGGCGGATTATATTCTCGCGCAGGATCTTTACAACGAGATTGACGAGCTGCAGTCCAGAATCAGCATCATTACGCGTGCGATTAAGGTTGTGGGCGTCTATGACAAGTCTGCGGGTGATTCTGTGGGCCGTATGCTCAAAGAGGGGGTCGAAAATGATCTTATTCCTGTGGATAACTGGGCGATGTTTGCTGAAAAGGGCGCGCTCAAGGGTGTTATTGACTGGTTTCCTGTAGAAACCGTCGTTGGAGTGTTGCAGGTGCTGCAACAGGTTCAAAACGTCAAGAAAGAGGAGCTGTACGAAGTCACTGGCATGAGTGACATCATGCGCGGCGGCAATACGGACCAATATACGGCGGCGGCTACCCAGGGCATGAAGGCCAAGATGGGCAGCATCACGATTCAAGCGCTGCAGGAGGAGTTCGCGCGCTTTGTGAGTGAGTTGGAGGCCGTCAAGGCTGAGATTATCTCCAAGCATTTCGCCAGAGAGACGATTGTCGCGCAATCGAACGCCGGGTTCCTGCCAGAGGCGGATAAGCCGCGCGTGACAGCGGCGATAACGCTGATGCAGTCACAGGACGTCGCATGGCGCGTCAATATCAAGCCGGAAAGCCTGGCGATGATCGATTACGCTCAGATTAAGTCCGAGCGCAGTGAGTTTTTGACCGCTATGGCGACGTTCATCCAAAGTGCGACGGCTGCCGGCCAGGCGATGCCAGGATCGATACCATTGCTGCTTGAATTGATGAAATGGGGCATGACCGGCTTCAAGGGTGCAGAATATCTCGAAGGTACGATGGATCAGGCCATAGAAATGGCGTCTAAGCAGCCTCCGCAGGGCGAAGGCGACGATTCTAAGGGCGATCAGATCAAACTGCAGATTGAGCAGCTCAAGCAGCAGGGGCAGCAGATGAAGCAGCAGGGCGAGATGCAAAAAATGCAAATGAAGGCCCAGATCGACATGCAGAACCAGCGCGCCAAACTGCAAGGCGAAATCCAGAAAATTCAAGTGGACGCACAGCGGGATATGACGCTGGAAGAGCGCCAGGCCAATAACCGGCTGCTGGAGATAACCAGAGATATGGAAGCCAGCCTCGCGGAGATTCAGGCCAGCATGACGGCAGATATAGCGGTTGAGACGGCGCAGGCTGAGTACGATATCGCTTCGCAAAACGTCGAGCACCAGAACAACATGACCGAAATAGCGGCTCAAGCGCGGGGGAGGACGAACGGTGGCTAGATGGAGGCAGGTCTGGGATGAAGATCAGGAGAAGTACGTTATGGTTCCGCGAGATGAGTCGGCAGCGGCGCGTGACGCCAGTAACGGCATCATCATCAGGGGAAACTTCGACGCCTTCAAGTCGCCTATCGACGGGTCGCTTATCAAGAACCACCGTGACTACGAAAACCACTGCAAAAAGCACAATGTAGTGCCATCGGCTGAGTTTAGTCCTGAGTATTACGCAAGGAAGGAAAAGGAGCGCGCAAGCGTCTTCCAAGGTAAGCACTCCAAGGAGCAGGAGTGGCAACGCAAGGCACAGATCAACGAGATCATTAATAACCTGGGATAAAAATTATGGAAATTGAAGAGAACGATACGCTGATGGAGAACCTCTCCGCGGCGTGGGACGCCGTGGAATCGGACGAGCCGGTTATCGACGATGAACCGGCTACTGAGGAAGAACCCCTCGCAGCGGAAGCCTCTGAAGCCTCTGAAGCGCCTGAAGCCACGGCCATGGAGGCGTCAGAAGAGCCTCCAGCGGAAGTCCCACAAGCTAGCGACCTGGAAACGCCGCCTGCCGGCCTCCCGCCAGAGGCGAGAGAAGTGTGGGCGGACGTACCCCCAGCAGTCAAGGCCGCCATCGCAAAACGCGAGGAAGACTACTCCCGCGGCGTCAAGATGTATGCCGACAACGCGAAGCGCGCGCAGGCAATGGATAAGACGTTGGCTCCGTATCAACAGCTTTTCGCGATGAATGGCGGCCCTCAGAACACGATTCCGGGCTTGCTCCAGACGGCGTCTGTGCTTCAGATGGGCGCACCGGCGCAGAAAGCGCAGATTGTCGCTCAGTTGGTTAAGCAATTCGGTGTGGATGTTCGGGCGCTGGATAACGCGCTGGTCGGCCAGGGGCCGCCGAAGGAAATGCAGCAGCAGTCAGAGCTTGATCAGATGCTGAATCAGAAGCTGCAGCCGCTGCAGCAGCAGCTTCAGCAGTACCAGCAACGCGAGCAGCAAGAGCAGCAACAGCAACAGCAAGCGGTCCAGACAGAGCTGCAACAATTTGCGGCCAATAATGAGTTCTACTCGGATGTGCGCGCTGATATGGCTGACCTGATGGATATGGCATCCAACCGCGGCCGTCAGATGAGCTTGGAGGAAGCCTACAACACGGCCTGCGCCGCGCACCCGCAGATATCTAAGATCATCAACGGGCGTAAAAGCGCAGAGGAGGTTGGACGACGCCGCACGGCTGCGTCCAGCATCCACGGCGGCCCTGGAGGGTCTATGTCGGCGGACACTACTTCGTTGACTGCGGCGTTGAATGACGCCTGGGACAACGCTGGACGAATGTAGTCCTTGACGCTATGATGTTTGACATATACAGGAGAAGTGTATGTCTGACATCGGCGTTTACCGCATTACCCACACAGAATCCGGCAAAGTGTACATAGGCTCGTCTGCCAGCCTTAAACACCGCCTGTACTGCCATAAGTGGGACTTAAAAAAATCCAAACACCACTCGTTTCTTTTGCAGCGCGCATGGGATAAGTATGGCGAGGAGGCTTTTGTGTTTGAGGTAATCGAGCATTGCGAGCGAGAAGAATTACCTGTTCGAGAGCAACACTGGATTGACCACTACACCTGCGCCGACCCGGCGAACGGGTACAACCGCAGCCCCACTGCTGGCACAACGGCTGGATGCGTTAAGACAGCTAAAACCCGCGCCAGGATCTCTGCCAGCAAGATGGGCAGTGTGCCGTGGAACAAGGGGGTTAGAGGGGCGCAGAAGTGGGCTGAAAGCGATTCAAGATGGAAAACATTGGGCGATGATAAACGCGGGTTAAAGCGCGATCCAGGCATAGGCGCAAAAATAAGTGCGTCAAAGAAGGGAAAACCCGCGCACCCAAATTCCACAGCCGCCGCGCGCGCGGCAAGGCTCGGAAAACCCGGCCATAAGAATCAGAAGAGCAAGTTGAAAGAGTTGTGGGCTGACCCTGTATGGCGAGCAAATATGTTGGAAAAACGGCGGCTTGCAAGGACAGCTAAAAAGAGTACACTCTAGGTATAGGACCATTCACGCGGCCTAATATTTACCGAAGCCCATTCACGCGGTCTTCTATTCGGCAAGGCCATTCACACAGCCTTGTAAAGCGATGGCTTTATTTTAAGCCTTTCTTTTACGCCATTGAATAGGAGAATCCACGATGGCTTTCCCAAATCTCTCTGACATAATTTCTACGACGATTGAATCCCGCACCAAAACTATTGCGGATAACGTAACCAAAAATAATGTCCTGCTGATGAAACTGAAGCAGCGCGGCAACATCAAGACTTTCTCAGGCGGCTATAAGATCCTTCAGGAACTCAGCTTCGCCGAGAACAGCAACGCTGGCTGGTATTCAGGCTATGACATTCTGCCTGTTGGCGTCAGCGACGTAATTTCAGCCGCTGAGTACAACATCAAGCAGGCGGCTGTACCTGTCGTGATCTCTGGCCTGGAGATGCTTCAGAACAGTGGTCGTGAGCGCATGATCGACCTGATGGATAGCCGAATCACTGTAGCTGAGTCTACATTGGCAAACCTGATTGCTGGCGGTCTGTACTCTGACGGTACTGGCGGTGGCGGTAAGGAAATCGACGGTTTGAACGCTGCGGTTCCTGTCGATCCCACAACTGGCACATACGGCGGCATTGATCGTGCGACTTGGACGTTCTGGCGCAGCCAGTTGAGCGACCAGACTGCGGCTGCTGGACTTGATCCTACTCAGATTCAGGGATTCTGGAATGACCTATGGGCCACTATGGTTCGCGGTACTGACCGTCCTGACCTGATCGTAGCTGACAGCACTGTATGGGCGGCTTACATGGCTTCCTTGCAGTCTCTCCAGCGTTTCACTTCGCCTGAGACTGGCAACCTTGGCTTCCCGACTATTAAGTTCATGGATGCTGATGTTTGTCTAGATGGTGGTATCGGTGGCTTCTGCCCCGCAGGTACGGCGTTCTTCCTGAACACCAAGTACCTCCACTACCGTCCTCATGCGGATCGCAACATGGTTCCGCTGTCTCCAAACCGCAGATACGCAACTAACCAAGACGCCGAGGTGCAAATCATGGCCTGGGCTGGCAACCTCACAACATCTGGGGCGCAATTCCAAGGCCGCTACGACGCAACAGGCGTATAAGGCACACGGGGGGCTTTGCGGCCCCCTAGTCCTTAAAGGAGATTTAGCATGGCAAATCCAGACGTAACCTACTCAGTCGCTTTGGCGGCATCGGTCACTGCTCGCAAGGCAGAAGTGCCTGCGGCTGATTTCGATGCTGGCTGTAATCTCGCGGCATCTAACGCACCAGGTCTAGGCATCAACATGGCTGGCGGCGCTGTAGTCGGCACTGATGAACAGTTTACGCTGCTCGATCAGGCGGGTGCTGCGCGAACTCCACAGGATAGCTCGGTGATTGGCGGTGAAGGTCTCACGACGGCTGCTGAGTACCCGTCTTCTGGCGGTGCTGCTGGCGCTGGCGTAGAGCCTATCTTGACGGGCACTCCCACGACTAACGGCGATGGTGATGTGACGCTTGTGGCGGCTCAAAACGCCACACTCGCCTCGCTGTCTGCGGGATGGGTAGCGGCAATTTAAACCAAGCGGTGTGCTTGATGGCGCGACGGGCTTGGGCTAATCGCGCCTTTTTTATAGGCGGTACGGTATGAACGAAGTAGTCATCTATACGCGACAGACCGATGAGGGTGCGCGTATGCCCGTCAATGGGAACAACCCGTTGCCTACCTACACGCCGAACATCGCGTCCAGTACGAACTCGGCGGTAGATGCCTTTGGGCGAGGCCGTGTGTCTCAGCCCACCACGATCTTTGACTCCCAACCCCAGTACGACAAGCAGCCATTGCTGTGGGAAGAAAGGATCGGTGATGCTGGGACGGCTACCCATCTACCCAATGAGTCATCTATCGAGCTTGCGGTAACAAACGCCGCAGCCAGTTCGGTGATCCGTCAGACCAAAGAATACTTCCGCTATCAGCCTGGAAAGTCGCAGCTCATCCTGTGTACGTTTGTTATGGGTGACCCTGCGGCCGATGTGCTCAAGCTGGTTGGCTATGGCGATGACGAAAACGGCATATTCATGGGGCAGGACGGTGCTGGCACATTCATGCTGCTGCGCTCTAATGTCACTGGCGCTGTTGACGATTCGCGTAAGTTCTACCAGGCTGACTGGAACGTAGACCCGATGGATGGCACTGGTCCGTCTGGATACACGCTGGATACGACCAAGGCGCAGATTCTTGTTATTGACCTTGAGTGGCTGGGTGTTGGTCGAGTGCGTGTGGGCCTGAACATTGATGGAACCACGTTCTACGTCCATGAGTTTCTGAATGCCAACACCATCACATCAACCTACACGACCACGGCTAACCTGCCTATCCGCTACCAGTTGAGCAACACAGCGCCCACGGCTGGCGCTACCACTATGAAGCAGATTTGCTGTCAGGTGGCGTCTGAGGGCGGTGTAGACGAAGCGGCGGCGTTCCCATTTGCGAGCACCCCACGGCTTTCGCTATCGGTTCCCAGCGCAACACCGTTGCCATTGGTCGCTATTCGTCCAGCCCTGACGTTCAAGGGTATTACAAACAGGACGCAGATTGTGCTGGAGGCGCTTCAGTATCTTGTGACTGCGGGTGAGGCGGTGATCGAGGTTCGCTACAACCCCACACTGACAGGCGGGGCTTGGGCGGCGGTGGATGGTGAGTCAGCGGTGGAACAGAATATTACAGCTACGGCGGTATCGGGCGGGATTGTGACTGCGCGGTTCTTATCGGGCGCTGCCAATAACAGCTTTACGGCTGGCTCTCAGGGCTTGTCAAAGCGCTTGCCATTCACATTGGACATTGATGGAGCGAATCCTGACTTGTTTGTTCTCTGCGCCTATGAGATCACGGGAAGCCCTGTTGTGAGCGGCGAGATGAGCTGGCGGGAGATAAGGTAGACATGGGGTTTGATCTGTTACACTTTCCAGCGTCCCGTGAGGGCGTAATAACTTGGAGAGAATTATGTTAGCAGAAGCAGATATGGGAATGACGTCAGCAGCCATGGGTAATGGCGCTGGTGATGAGCAGTTATTGGTGCGGTTTTACCTGCACCCAAAGCAGAACGCGCCGAAGTCTAAAGAGATGGGGCGGCCTATCTTTGAGGATCGGGAATATATCGAGATCATTCAGCCTGGTAACAAGGACAACATCATCCGTCGCCCAGCGTCAGAGCTAGATAAGAGTCGCTTCCCAGAGCACTACCGCAAGTGGCAGGCTCGCCAGACAGATGAAGAGCAGATTGAGGGTACGCTGCTGGATCACTGGCCTGCTGTGACACGCTCACAGGTAGCCGAGCTGAAGTATCTCAATATCTTCACCGTTGAGCAGCTTGCAGGACTGTCGGACAGCAATGCACAGGGCATGATGGGCGTTAATTTGCTCAAGAAACGTGCTGCCGAGTACCTTGATGCGGCAAAGAACCAGGCAAACGCTGATGCGATGCTTGATCTGAAGGCGACCAATGAGCGGCTTCAGGAGCAGATCAATACACTGATGGCGCGTCAGGAAGCACAATACGAAGACGAGGACAAAGCACCAGCGCCTCGCCGGCGTACCCGGAAGAAAGCTCCCGACGCGGAGTAATAGGAGTATGGCATGGCCCGACAGGAGACAGCAGGAACCATAATCAACCGTGTAGCGGTTGAGGTCGGGCTACGCCAAGTCTCGGACCCCTTTTCATCTATTGATGAGGGGTTTTCTCAAATGGTTGGTCTGCTGAACGTAGCAGGGCAAGAGCTTGTCCAGTTGGATGACTGGGAGGTTCTGCTGACGCCGTTCACGCAGGTCACTTCTAGCGCTGACTCAGGCGTGTATCCGCTACCAGATGACTATGATCGCTTTGTCGGGCAGACAGGGTGGGATCAGTCCAATGACGTTCCGATTATCGGCCCGTTATCGCCACAAGACTGGGCGTACCTTGAGGGCCGTGATCTTGCCTCTGACAGTATTTATCTCAGCTACAGAATCTATCAAAGCCAGCTAGAGGTTTACCCGCAGCCACCACCTGATGCGGTGAATATCTCGTTTGAGTACATCTCGCGCAACTGGGTACAGCAGGCAGACACTACCAAGGTCGATTTATGCACCGTTGCGGGTGACACGGTTTTGCTAGACCCGCTATTGATGCAGAAGTTCTTGAAGGTCAAGTTTCTTGATGCCAAGAACCTGCCTTCGCAGGCTGCCAGGATTGAGTTTGAGAACGTGCTCCAGAATCGTGTAGGCAACGACAACGGCGCTCCGATCCTATCTGCCTCACGCAGTCGTTACTACCCTTATCTCGATGCGTTCTACAACACCAGCGATACAGGTTATGGGCGCTAACGATGTATTACCGCAGCAAGACATTAGGTAGGCTAGGAACGGCGCTCCAGCCAGCCGCCCAGAACTATACGGTCCCAGCGTCTACTGGTGGTATCAACGCGCTTGATCCACTGATTAGCCTGCCGCCTACCGATTGCTTCTACACGTTCAATCTGATGCCTTCAGAGTATGGTCTGCGCTTGCGTAAAGGCTATAGGGAGTGGGCAACGGGTGTCGGAACAGCTAATACCGAGGTGCGCTCCATTATCCCGTTTGAGGGTGTGGAGATCGGCAATAACAAGCTGTTTGCGGTAACAGCAGATGGCGTATTCAACGTAACAGCAGATGGCACAACAGCACCCGTCCAGGTAATCACGTTTACAGATACCAGTGGAAGTGCTGGCTACTGCGTGTGGACTGAGATGACGCTGGATAACGGCGATCAGCGTCTATTTATCGCTGACGGCAGGAACGGCATCTATCAGTACGATGAGACTACCGACGCATGGACAAGACCTGCATTTACAGGCGTCGATGCGCAGGATTGTAACTTCGTTATTCTTCACAAGCAGCGCCTATGGGTAAGCGAACGCCTATCGGGTGATGCGTATTACGGCCCTGTTGACTCGGTAGCAGGCGCGTTCACCAAGTTCACGTTTGGCTCAAAATTCAAGTATGGCGGCGAGCTTATCTGTCTCGCTAACTGGACGCTGGACGGCGGTGATGGCGTCGATGACTATTTGGTTGCCATCTCCCGTGGCGGTGACGTTCTATCCTACCGTGGGTCTGACCCGTCATCTCCAGACTGGCAGCTCACTGGAACATTCTTTGTTGGCGAGGTTCCAGACTCTCGGCGCATAACACAGCAGTACGCGGGGCAGTTGCTTATCCTGTCTACGTTCGGCGTCACTTCGTTACAGGATTTGGTCAGCGGAATTGACGCGACGAACACCGTCCAATCGCCTTCAGCCAAGATCAACAGAATTCTTCGCGGCGAAGTAAACACAAAGAAGCGAACGCTGGGTTGGCAAATGACAATCCACCCCGCTGATGGCTTTTTGCAGATCATCGAGCCGTGGTCATTTGCTGTTGATGCTACGCAGTACACGCAGAACTTGCTCACTGGCGCGTGGGGCTACTGGCAGGATGTTCCCGCTAAGTGCGGTGATACATGGCAGGCTGGGTATTACATGGGCGGCCCTGATGGGCAGGTGTATTACTATGACGGCACATTAGATAACACGACGATTGCTGACGGTGCTGGCGTAGGCATCCAATATTCAATTCTTACGTCATTCCAGGCTATTAACGACCATGCGACGTTTAAGCAGG